TTTTAACTCCCTTGTTTTTAAAGTTCAGTGAGTTACCTTCAACTTCACCACATTCGTAACCATTTGCAGATAAAAATTCCTTAATGTCACCTAGTGTTGTGTCGTGAGTAATAATATCCATAATTTATCTCATATCCTATACATAAGTTTATATCGGCTAATGTTTAAGTAACTTTATAAAAATTGCAAACATTGCTTTCAAACCAGTCTCATCTTCGTCTCGATCGCCACGCCCAGCACTTTACAGTTGCCGTTCACCGGCACCATAGGCCACTGCGGGTTCAGTCCCTTCAGGTACTTCTGGCTGCCGTCGATGATGAGCTTCTTGAATGTAGCTTCATTGTCGTCGGTCAGTTTTGCCACGACTAGGCTACCATTGATCGCCTCGCGGCCAGTGTCGAACAGTACGAACGTTCCTGCCGGAATACTGAGGCCAATCGGCGCAGTCATCGAATCGCCTTCCACCTGCAACCAAAAAGCATCTCCCTGCGTATGTGCATCAGACTCTAGCCACATATCGACATCCTTAATCGTATAGGGTTCACAGGCTTCATCCCATGCGCCAGCCTGAACCTTGCTTAAAACGGGGTAGCGTGCAGTTGGCTTGTGGTCTCTTGGATTAGAGACATTAGCGTCAACTGTGCTTGCGTAGCGGGAAACATCCTTGGCTAAGGTTGGGCTGATTTCAGAAACAGATACATGCAGGAGCCGTGCTAACTCGGTCACTACAGGGACGTTGAGTGCTATGCGGCCATTCATGTAATGGCCGACTGCACCCTGAGAAATCCCCAGAGAGTCAGCGATTGTGTACTGAGTGATTTTTAATTCTTTCTTCTTCGACTCATACAAAGCCTTCAGGCGCGCAGCGTCTGCAAGCTGTTCTGTCGTCAGTGACTTTTTGTTTTCCATCAACTCATTCTAATACCGCAAGTAATCACGCTCAAAATACCCAAGATATTTACTTTAATGAATACCCATAGTATTCTTTGTTGTGTATCTTCAAGGAGTGAGCCTATGAACCGAATGACACTTGAGGACTACGCAAAAATTCATGGGCAGGCGAAAGCCGCTAAAGATTTTGGCGTTATCCAATGTGCAATCAGCAAGGCCATTCGGACGGGGCGACAGATTTTTGTGACCGTTCAGTCCGATGGAACCGTAAAGGGTGAGGAGTTAAAGCCTTTCCCGAGCATCAAGAAGTAAGCAATACCGCTCTTTAAAACTCTGAACCCGCTCCCACCGAAATGTCGGAGAAAAACCCAAGTGACTTGCTCACCGCAGTGTCACGTAACTAATTAACTCAACGGAATATTACGAAATGGAACGCGCAAACAAACGCAACGAGGCGCTGAGAATCGAAAGTGCCTTACTCAACAAGATCTCACTGATTGGTACAGAGAAAACAGCAGCTGCGGTTGGTGTCGATAAGGCGCAGATAAGCCGCTGGAAACGCGACTGGCTTCCGAAGTTCTCAATGCTGCTTGCAGTGCTGGAATGGGGGGTCGTGGATGACGAGATGGCTCATTTAGCCCGGCAGGTGGCAAGCATCCTCACCAAAGAAAAAGCCCCGAACTGCGGGAACAGTTTCGAGGCCTGATGCACGAATCTTACTGGATCAACGTACAGGAGTAATTATGAGTTCTTTATTATCGCTTTACAAGGCTAAAGAGAAAAACGGCACGGAAACAACGGTTAAGAAAACGTTTCTGGTTCCGCTGGCTGAGCTCTACGTCGAGCCTGGCTACAACGTCCGTGAAATCGACCAGGAGCACGTCGCTGAATTTCGTGATGTTTTCATTGCTGGTGAGTTTGTGCCGCCGCTGGCGGTTCAGGTTACAGAGCAGGGCATCAAGATTATCGACGGCCACCACCGTTACTACGGCGCGAAAATGGCGTCTGAAGCCGGACACGAAATACCTCGCCTTGAGTGCAAGGACTTCTCAGGCTCCGAAGCTGATCGCATTGCTTTCATGGTCACCAGCTCACAGGGTAAAGCTCTGTCTCCTCTGGAGCGTGCGGCAGCCTATCAGCGTTTGCTGAATCAGGGCTGGACGGCTGCAGAAATTGCCAAAAAGGTTAAGCGCTCACCGGCAGATGTGGATCAGCACCTGCAGCTGCTGGAATGCGGCGACGCCCTGATCGCAATGGTCAGGGCTGGCGAGGTGGCACCGACAACGGCTGTGGCTCTTTCGCGTGAACATGGCCCGAAAGCTGAAGCCGTGGCGCAGGTTCAGATGGAAAAGGCCAAAGCCGCGGGTAAAACCAAACTCACGCGTTCTGAAGCGATTCCTCAGTTCAGCGCGAAGAAGGCTCGACGCCTAGTTGAGCTACTCGTAGACGCTGAATTCAACCGTAGCGGTGAGGGCGATTACCTCCTGCTATACATGGACACATCAGAAGAAATTCAGCGCATCCTGACTGATTATCGCTCAGGCATTCCTTCTGACGGGGGCGGCGATGAATCTTGCGCATGACAACGTATCACCAATCAGGCCCGCTCTCAGGGCCGTGGAGCAACGTGTGGCAGATACAGACGATGGATACACGCGTCTGGCAAACGAGCTGTACGAAGAGTTGATAGGGGCCAACCTGACCAGGAATCAGGCAAAGGTTGCGCATGCTGTTTGCCGGAAGACATACGGCTTCAACAAGAAGATGGATCGCATTGCTGACAGTCAGATTAGCCAGATTACCAGACTGCCAAGGCAGAAGGTAAACAAGGCAAAAAACGAGTTAATTCAGATGGGTGTTCTGGTCCGGGAAGGCATGCTAATCGGTCCGAATAAGAACCTCACAGAGTGGCAAATTCCAGAGTGTCACCAGGATGGTGTCACTGTCACCAAATCAGTGACAAAAAGTGTCACCAAAACGGTGACAGGGTTGTCACCAAAACAGGGACACACAAAAGACACTATTACAAAAGACAAGAAAAACATTAAACATACGTCAGAGAATTCTGGCGAATCCTCCGACACACTCCTGAGCAATCTCCCGGTCATTCGTCCTGAAGCAGCGACCCATTCACTGAAAGGCGACAAGTGGGGTACAGCTGATGACCTGAAGGCCGCCGAGTGGATATTCAGCAAAGTGCAGATGGTTACCCCGACTGCACAACAACCAAATTGGCCCGCATGGGCTAACGACATCCGCCTGATGAGAGGCGCCCTTGAGGCAACGCATCACGATATCTGCGAAACCTTCAGGTGGGCCAACGCCGATCACTTCTGGCAGACAAATATCCTCAGCCCTGCAAAACTCCGCGCCAAGTGGGACACACTCCGGGCGCAGATGAGCCAGCCAGGGCGTAACCGGCAGTCAGTGCCTCAGCAGCCTGCTCAGCACTGGAACAGCCGCGAAGCCTGGGAGAATGAATTCCTATGAGAAATCTCGTATCAGCAATTCAGAACCGTGATGCAGGCGCACTGGCTCGCATTGCAGGAGATGGGCCGCGCCCGGTTGAGCGCGGAGTGCATGAAGACGTTGAGCGCCTGGTTGATGCTCTGTTTTCTAACCTGAAGCAGGTATTCCCGGCATCGGTCAGCACTGCCTGGCGTAACCCGAACGACGAAGCAGCAGCGAAACGCCAGTGGATCGCCGCTTTCGCCGAGAACGGCATTCACAACAAGCAGCAGCTATCAGCAGGCATGAAGCTGGCCCGCGCCAGTGGTTCGCCGTTCCTGCCGTCGCCCGGCCAGTTTATCGGGTGGTGCAAGCAAGGCGAGCACCGCGCCGCTGGCCTGCCTGCTGATGAAGAACTCTACGACATGTTCCGCCTGTACTGCCGGGACCGTGGCATGTACGACATCAGCGAAGAGTTTCCCTGGGAAAGCCCGGCATGTTTCCACATGGTGACAGCGGTCTACAACCAGATGCGCTCATTTAACCTGACTGATGCGGAATGCCGCAAACGCCTTGGCGATGAGCTGCGCAAGATGTCCTGCCGCATTGAATCCGGCGAAGTCATCCCGCCGCCGCGCAAGCAGATTCCGCAACTTCACATCCCCACCGGTAACGAAAAGGCACTGGGCCACCTCGCCGACATTCGCCGCCGCTTTGGTCTGAAAGGTGGCCGTCATGACTGAGTTGAATCGCATCCGCTTTGAGCGCCTGTATCGCAGCATTCATGGTGACAGGCACAACCTGACTCGATCACACCTTGGCTATCTGGATGCTTTGGTAGACCGGGCGTTTTTCTTCTGGCTTGAGGGAAGGGAGAGCCCAGCATGACACAGGTAACTCAACTGGTAATTAACACGCCGCTGATACGTCAGGCACGCAATATTCAGCTGGCAATCATCGACCTTGCGAAGAAGCGCGACCTGAAGCCGGAGCAGTTCCGGGCGCACCTGAACGCTATCGACATGCTGGCGCGTGAGGCACACGACCTGATAGTCGATGTCGAGTTTGAGCGGCAGGAATCAAGGAGCACCCGATGAACAACGTAATCCCCTTAAAACGCTCTGAGCACGTCATATCAGACGCCGAACTGGATAAGCTGGCAAATGACATCAGCAGCTTTGCCAAACGCTATCCCGACTCAATGTGCCTGAGCCATGGCATCAGGAAGTTACTCAGCGACGCATTAAAGCGAGACAAACGCGATGGAGACTCAACGTTACCTGTTGCGTGACAGCAACATCCGACAGAACTGCATCAGCGCCATCCAGCAACTCCCCGCCAATCCCGAGAAACCTCTGCAGGTAATCATCCAGGAAGACACCAGAAGCCTTGCGCAGAACCGCATGCTTTGGGCCTGCCTGCATGACGTATCAAGCCAGGTGGTCTGGTACGGGAAGAAACTCGACTCAGAATGCTGGAAACATATTTTCAGCGCCAGCCTGAAAGGGCAGGAGACAGTGCCGGGTATCAATGGCGGCTTTGTGGTGCTGGGCCAGTCAACAAGCAAAATGCGCGTCAGTGAGATGCGAGATTTAATTGAAATTATTTTCGCATTTGGCGCTGAGCAGGGCGTTAAGTGGAAAAGCGACACATGGAGGGAGTATGAGCAATTTCAGGCACGGTAAAAAGCGCTCAAGCATTTATACGATATGGCGCTCCATGATAGACCGATGTGAAAACCCTAAAGTGAAGGCATATCCAAACTATGGCGGCAGGGGAATTAAGGTTTGCGATGACTGGCATGACTTCAAAACGTTTTACAGGGAGATGGGTGACCGGCCAGAAGGAATGACCCTTGACCGCATAGATAACGACAAGGGCTATTACAAATGGAACTGCAAATGGTCAACAAGACGCGAGCAAATCATCAATCGCAGAAATACGAGGCACTTGACGGTCAGAGGCATAACTAAGCCGTGCACTGACTGGGCTCAGATTACGGGGCTTGATGGCAGAACCATTCTTGCTCGTATTAGGAAGGGCTGGTCCGAAGAGGAAGCGGTACTAATCCCCAAAGTAACTTTGAGGAAAGGTATACCTCGCGGTGAGCAGCTTAAGCCAGCAGCAAACCTTGATGCCCTCGCGGCCGATCTGAGAATCAAGATTGACAGGAGTACAGCATGAGCAAACTAACTACAGCAATTTTCGATGTGCTTTCTGATGGCGAATGGCACACCTCCAAAGAAATAACCGACCGTGCCTGTGCAATGGCATCAGCCAAGCGCAATAACGTTGCCGTCGCACTGCACGACATGACAGAAACCCACAAGATTAAGCGTCAGCAGTTCGGCAGCACTGACCACGACTACCAGTACCGCATGGGAACGGTCAGCGTTGGCTTTGGCCGGAGCTACAACATGGCGATGCTGGATAGCCTGTTATCAGCAGTTAGGGGGCGCAATGAAAACGTGGTTCACTCATGACCCTGTAGACACCGAAACTGCCGCCGAACTCCTTTCCCGCTACGCCTCCCGCAATATCAAAACTCAGAAGACGCTCGCACTCGATCCGCGCCTGTGGATTGTGTCTGCGCTGCTGCCTGAGTTCCGGGAAGAGCCAAAGCCATCAAAGCAGTATCGAAACCCAATGTGGAGCTGAAGATGAAACTTACACCAAAGCAGCGCGCTGTTTTGCGCATAAAGTTTGGAGGCCGGTGTGCCTACTGCGGAGAAGAGCTACCCGAAAAGGGATGGCATGCCGACCATGTAGAGCCTATTTTCCGTGGCGTTAGTCAGCACTACTACGTGAACGATGAAAAGAAAATTGTATCGGTCAACGTTGATGAGCGCCGCGAAAGGCTGGATGTGATGGACAACATGGTCCCGGCCTGCAAGCCATGCAACCTCTTTAAATCTGTTTGGAGCGTTGAGCAATTCCGGGAGCAGATATCACTGCAGGCAAGGCGCGCAATGAATTACAGCGTTAATGCCAGAACTGCTGAAAGGTTTGGTCAGATTGCATTGACTCCATCGCCAATAATTTTCTGGTTTGAGCGCTATCAGGAGGCTGAAGATGCCGCATGAACGCTGCTGCCGATGCCACATAACCCTCACCTCAGAAGACAAGTACTGGTATGGAGCTTCATGTGAAAACTGCGAAACAGATTACCGGTTCGAGCAGGCCGAAATGCATCAACCAATCAAGTCAGCATACTGGCGCTGGCGAGCCATCTGTTTCTGTGTGCGCTTTCTGTTCTGCGGCGCTGCCAGAGTCAGTGGTGTATTGCTGCACAAGCTGCGAAATAAGCCTGATGCAGGGCCCCAACTACCGGATGTGCGGAGAGAGCCATGATTGAAGTCGTCAAACTTACACACGACCAGCTTTGCGATATCGCCTGCCGGTTTCTGCAAAACAACGGGTTCAAAGTAGCCTTCCACGATAAGTTTCGCGCATGGACTACTTATGGAGAGCAGCCTGACGCCATCGGATTTCGTAATGGGGCGTCATGCCTGATGGAGGCGAAATGCTCACGCAGTGACTTACTCGCCGACCGTAAAAAGCCATTCCGCATCGATCCGTCGAAGGGCATGGGTGACTGGCGCTTCATGATTAGCGAGCCTGGCATTGTTGAGGTCGGAGATTTACCCGATGGATGGGGCTTGCTTCATGTCTTTAAAGGGAAAATTAAAAAGGTTCATGGCTGGCCAGCCAGTTGGCAATGGGTAAACCAAGAATCAAAGCCATTCAAAGCAAACAAGCAGGCTGAATGCGACATGATGTTTAGCGCGCTGCGTCGGATGGATATTCGCGGACACCTGAGCGAAATCTATGATGGGTTGCCGGTAGCTACCGAGGTGAGGGAGGTTGCGAATGGCTAAAGGCACCAAGCTGCCGAAGCCGAAGAATTGTCCCATCTGCTCTACCGAATACACCCCCCGAAGTTCTCTCCAGAAAGTCTGCCACAACTACCTATGCGCCATTGCCTTCAATAAGAAGCGCGATGAGGAACTTGCTGCGCGTGAACAACGCAAGCAGGAGCGGCTACAGCGCGATGATTTGCGGCAACGAAGGGAGAAGCTAAAGGGTAAGCCGGAATGGAACAGAGAGGCTCAGGCAGCGGTTAATAAGTTCATCTTCTGGCGCGACTATGGCGACCCATGCATAGCCTGCGGCAAGCCACTTAATTACGGAGTGAGGGGCGGCGCAGTAGATGCCAGTCACTATCGCTCGCGAGGCGCAGCACCATGGCTCCGATTCAATGTTTTCAACAACAATGCTGGCTGCGTTCACTGCAACCGTGACCTGTCAGGAAACCTGATCCCCTACCGAATAAACCTCATCGAGAAGTTTGGCCTACATAGGGTCGAGCGCATCGAGCATGACAACACCGTTCGCAAATTCAATATCGATTACCTGAAGCGAGTGAAAGCCATATTTACGCGCCGGGCACGCCATTACGAGAAATTGCGTAAACGTCAGATGGAGTATGCAGCATGACCCAA